AGTCTGGCCGGGGTGGCCCCGGCTCTCAGGCGGGCAGCCTCCCTCGGCGTAGTAGAAATATCGCCCTGTGCCTGCTTCAGGAACTCCACCCGGCGGTATGTAAGGTCAGGCGTTCGGGCCAACTCTTCCAGCCCTCCAACGCTGCCCGCATACTTTTTGGCTGCCGGTGGCAGGCTCTCGAACAGCTTCTTCAGCTCTTCTGTGCCATCGCTCCGCATCAGACCGCCGCGTTCGTCTATTCCTACCACCATCGGCCAGTTGCGCCAGCTGATGTACTTCTGCGCCTTATGGGCGGCATCTGCCAGAGCGGACCACTCAGCATCCGGGTTGATGGTCTGCGAAAGCTGCTTAAAGATATCGGCCACGGTGATGGGATAGACGCACACCCTGTTCGCGGCCAGAAAAGCCCTTTTGACCACCTCGCCGGGATAGTCCCGGAACTGGTACGTCCAGACATCCAGCATGATCTCCATCTCGGTATCGGTCAGGGGTTTTGAGCCGAGCTTATACAGAACGAAGTTCATCTGGATGAGCTTTGCTGCATCTTCTTTTGTCATTCAAACCCTCTTTCCTTGTCCATCTTTGCCAGTACGCGGTCGAGCTGGCTTCCTACATCCTCAGCAGGCTTCCGGGCGTTTCCAGCCCGGTTGCCTTGTTGCTGGCGGCTCTGCCACTGCTCATCGCTTGCGGCCACGCCTGCGGGGTTCTTAATGCCGTCGCGCTTCCAGCCACGCAAAGTGCCATCAACATACGTCCAGTTCCGTTTTCCGGCCTCAGCAGCCCGGTCAATGGCCAACAGAATCATCTCCGTGCTGAACGTCTCCCTCCAGCTCTTGACCTTGTAGTAGACAGACGGCGGCAAATCTCCAAACACCTCTTGGAAGTGACTTGCAATTTTTGCAAGGTCGGCATCCAAGTCGTGCTCCGCAGTAGTAGCAGTAGTAGGTATATCTGATACGTTAGTATCGTTTGTACTTTGTACTTTGTACTTTGTACTTTGGGGGCTATTGGTTTCGTTTGGTTCCTCAGAAAAACCATTTGGTTCCTTTTGGTTTTCTTTGGTTTCTTCGGAAGCCTCTTGGTTTTCTTCCTTTTTCTTCGGTCTGCCGCCCTTTCGTCCGGCCTCCCTGTGAGCAATAACGGCACGTTGGTATGTCTTTATATTCTCATCAAGGAACGGCCTCATGGATTCAAAGGCAACTTGTTCGATAGGCTCCAGACAATCCGTTTCTGTCCCGGTTTTGACATAAGCAGCCATAGCACGAAACACTTGCCGGAATGCCGCATCATCCAGAATATCGAGGAGTTTGAGCTTATCGAACGGAATCAGCAGCCCTTTGGGGCGGGCATTCTCAATTTCGTCCGCCATCTGCCCACCTCCTTTCTAACTTCAAAAACCAAATGGTTTCTGGTGGTTTATTTTGGTTTAGAACGGGAGGTCATCAGCATCGTCATTGATAATGCGGTCAGCATCATCGGCATACTGCTGGGCAACGGGGGCAGGCTGAGGAGCCACCGGGGCCGGTTCTGCGTCAAAAGGCGTAGGGCCTTCTTCCTCAGTGAAGCCATCAACGGCAGATGCAGCAGGCTCTCCAGCAGGGGCCACCGGCTGCATCAGGTCAATTGCCATCTGTACCCACCGGGCATTGACAAGGCCGCCAACAACCACCCCGTCAACATCCAGAAGGCTCCAGTACGTCTTGCCATTGGCTTCCCGGCTTTTCAACTCCTTACCGCAGACCTCCACAAAGTCGCCCTTCTGCAACAGGCCGTCCCACTGGTCGAGGTTCTTCCAGAGGCAGCACTCCACAAACACACTGTTCCACTTGCCAGATTCGTCCTTTACGCTGTGGGCCTTCACGCTCAGGCTCAGGAAGGAGTTGCCGCTTTTGGTTTCCTTCATTTCGGGGTCACGGGTCAGGGTTCCGGTAACTTTCGTTCCGGTGCTGGTCTTGATAATCACTGCTCATCGCCTCCAGTTCCAGCATTTGCAAAGGGGTCGCCCTCAACTTCGTCAGCTTCAACAGCCAGCGGTGCAGGCTCTTCCTTCTTGGGCTTCTGGATGCGGCGGCGGGTCGGGACAGCACCGGCGGCAGCTTCCTCAGTAGACAGCTCGCGGAACCCGGCTTCTACCTCCACAGGAACCTCGCTCTCGTCAATCAGACCGCCAAAGGTGGCGGGGAAGGCTTCACGCAAGGTATGGACCAGAGCGACCTTGCGAATCATAGTTGCAGGCTTGGTCACCCAAAGGGATTTTTTTGTGTCGTACTCGCTGAAGCTCACTTCCTCGTAGAACGGGCGGGAACGGTCCTTGCGGTAGGTCTTGGCCCAGCCGCCCAGCAGCGTTTCGCCATCATAGATAATAGAGCCTTCACGATGATAAATCTCTCCGGCCACATCATCCTGAAGGATGAGACCTGCCTCAAAGCCATCATACTGCGGGTGCGCCTCTGCCATCTTCATGTAGCAGGTCTTGCCCAGAACAATGGTACTGGCCGTATCACCGTTCTTGTTGTCATAATGGATGAGGTAGGCTTCCTTGGTGAAAGGGTTGAGGTGGTACTGCTTGCACGTTTCCAAGAAGATACGGCACTCGGCGATGGTTGCTTCCTTGCAGATAAAGTTCCGCACATCATCAAAGGTGACGGTCATGCGCTGGCCGTCCATCGCCTCGATCTCCACAGGGTCAGAAGATGCAACAGGCTGCATGGCCTCATTCTGCTGCCGCGCCTGGGCGACAAAAGAGCGGCCCTGCGTGGTGGTTGTGGTAGTAGTGGCACCATTGCCACCGGCTCTTGAAGTGAATCCCATAATAATTGACCTCCCATAAATTAAAATTATTTGATGCAGCCAAAACGGAAACCGCGCTCAGCGGCTCCCTTTTTGAACCACTCAATGTCCTGCTGGGTGAACTCCACCCAGAAGCGGTAACGGTTGCGCGCCGGGGCTTCCTCAGCCTCAGGCTGCTCAGCATCCACAGCGGCTTCGTTCACGGCTTTGAAATCCAGCCGACCCTCCGAGGTGATAAACATCTTGGCTTGCGTTGCAGCAGCCGCGCGAGCCTTCATTTCGCGTTCCTCATCGGTGGGCTGCACAAAGACAGGAGCAGCAGCACGGGCGCGTTCTGCGGCAATTCTGGCCGCCTCAGCTTCACGCTGAGCTGCGCGAGACTTTTCACGGCGGTTATGCTCACGCATAGCTTCGTTGATGCTCAGGCTCTTCAGGTACTCCGTGGTGCAGGCTTCCACATCTTCGTCACAGGTATCTCGAATGGCTTCCATATCGCTCTTGATGTCCTCAATGGCCTGCCGCAGGTCTTTTGTGGCCTTGTTCAGGTCATAGGTCTTGTTGAGCCACTGCGGAACCAGCAACCGCTCGAACGGAATGAGCGGCTCCAGCTCCCCGATGTTGTCACGGTAGACCAAACGCAGGCTGGAGGCTTTTTCCTCCTTCTCAGCCTGCTCCACAGCTTTCACCTGTGTATCAATGGCCCCGGACACCTGTGCACACTGGGCCTGCATCTTCTTGATGCTGCCCTGAAAGTCCTCCAGAGGCTTCATGTACAGCTTCTTTGCAGCGGTCAGAGATGCGCCAAGCTGCTTGTTCCAAGCATTGACCTTGGCACGATCTTCTTTGGCTCCCTTGATGCTCTCCGGGGTATACACCCGGCCAGTATAGGCAGCAAGCATTTCGTCAAGGTTCCGCTGGACTTCCTCTTCGTTCCAGCTCATAGCCGGAATGACCGGGCTTTGTACCCGGACGGTCAATTCATTCGTCATCGGCTTCATCCTCCCATTTTTCGTTTTCGGCCTCCAGCTCAGCAGCCTCAGCCATCTGAGCATCGGTCATAAAGTAATAGCCATCGGGCGGCTCCATCGGAGGTGCGTACCCATCAAGGGCAATGTCATACATTCCCCAGCTCACAGGTCAGCCCACCTTCCGGCTGTCATCGCTGCGGCTCTGGCTGTTCTTCACGCGCCCATAAGGGCTGCTGCGGGTGTACCGCTTGTTGTCCTCATACATCCCATACAGAGAGAGGGCCAGACCAAATGCCAGCGAGAACAGAATCAGCGGGGCAGCTTTGGCGGCCTCAGCAGCTTCCCACTGGCCGTACGCAACAAGAGCGTACTGAACGGCCTGATTCATCCAGACCACAACCTGACCGGCTCCAATCAGTGCCAGAGTTGCAACGGCCAGACCTTCGGCCTTCCGCATAAACCTACGCATTTTCGTTTCCTCCTACGTCTCAAACATCAAGCAGTATCTTTTTCGTTTCCTACGGGGTGCAGGGGTGCTAGAGGCTTGGGGTCATCCTTATGGACCTTGTAATACTCCAAATCCTCGGCCTTGAAATACAGTCTGCTCTTGCTGCCCTTCTCACCACGAGTGTAGGCAGTGAGCTTGCCCTCCCTACGGAGCTGAAGCACCCTAGAACGGTGAACGCCCAGAACCTCAGCAGCTTGGTCGGTGTTGTAATATCCAGATTCGGGCACGTTTCCCACCTCCTTTCTGTGTTTTCATATCAGCAGGCAAAACAAGCATAAATGAATTTCTTCGCATTGCAGTTGCTTTTCTTTGCCGTTGCTTAGCTGGTCATATCAATGCCGTTGCTTAGCTGGTCATATCAATGCCGTTGCTTAGCTGGTCATATCAATTCGGTGCCTTTCTCTGCCGTTGCAGGGTATCGCATAGCTGCTCCACGCCTTGGCTGCTCATCGCCCTTCCCAGCCATGCCCTTGCCGCGCCATGCGTCTCTAGGCAATGCCATTGCAAAGCATATCGCCTCGATTCGGAGCTATGCCTTTGCAGAACGAGGGTATTCTCTGCTTTGCCATTGCTTCACTCTTCCATGCGGTTCCTTTGCGCTGCGCCACGTCTCAAGGCAGTGCCATAGCCATGCCATTATCAGCAATTCCGAGCTGTGCCTTGGCGAAGCGAACCAGAGCGGACCGATGCCATTGCACTCAGTCAAGAATCTCGTAGGTGAAGCGGCCCTTACCAGAGTTGCGCCACTGGCCAATGCCACGCATCGCTCCATAGTTCAGCCATTCCAAAACGGCCTTTTCATGGGAATCATCCATGCACAGCACCTCAAACTCACAGGTAGAGCCTGCAGGAATCTGCTCAGAGTTGGCAAGGCTGACGCGCTCGCCCTGTGCGGTCTGGGCACGGAGAGGACGCTGGCACTCAGACATCTCACCACTAAAGCAAATAGGAATCATCCGGGGCGAAACAAAAATCAGACCATCAATGACCTTCTTGTAGGCGGTGATCTTGCCAGATTCGTTCACGGCCTTCTTTTTGCCGGTCTCAGTCTTGCCACCAATGCGGCCCAGCATCCCGCAGGAATCTTTGAAGAAGCCCTTAATCTGGTAGTCGTACAGAACAGGCTGTCCAGCTTCGTTCCGGGGGAATACCGTCATGCCCTTGTCTGCCACAGCATCAGCTCCCAGAGCTGCCACCTCATCTTCGACAGTAGCAGCATCAGGGGACTTGCTGGCAATGAACTCACGGGCGATGTTCTGGTTGCTGGGCCACGTTCCCAGCACAGGCTCAGTAAAGGTGAGCTTGACTTTCAGTTTCTTCATGGTTGTATTTCCTCCTGTTTTTTATTTGCGGTCGGCTCCCGCGACCATCTTGCCAAGGATGGCAAAATGGTTTCGGCTGCTGCCAGACAGCCATCATCAGGCGGGTTTCACTTCATCGAACTCTTTCCAAGAGATATAAGTTCTGCGCCCAGTCTTGTACGGGTTATCGTGGTCGAAAGAGAACAGAACGTACTCTTTCTCACGGCGGGGACTCTCATGAAGGGCAAATCGGAGAGAACCAACACTCGCCCGGCTGGTTCTATTTGCCTTCATCTGCCGGATGGCCTTAATCTCTGCGTTGCTCAGCTTCTTCACGGTTCAGCCCTCCTCGTTGTACTCATCCACATCCCGGCTGGAAAGCCCAGCCAGAAAGACGCGGTGCTTACCGTTCTGGTCACGCTTCCAGTCACCGCCCATCATGCAGATGGCAGTGATGTAGCCCTGATACAGACCATCGCAAGCATTCCGCTGAACTTCGGTTGCATCCTTGCGGTTCATGCCGAACCACTGAGCGTCCATGGAGAGGGCCAGAGTGTTCAGGCCGGTGTGAATCTGGTCAATGTACATCTTTTTCATCTCTCAGCCCTCCTTGACAAGCTGCATCATCTTGAAGATGCGGTTCCACTGCTCTTCATTCAGGCAGCCGCCATTGTTTACAAAATCCTTGGCGAAGCAGATTTCCTGCTCCATCTCTGTCTTGCTCATCTCGTTCAGATTCTTCATGGTATGTACCTCCGGTTGCTTTCGTACTACTTTTGACAGTGCTATTATACTAGCTTTGAGCTAATTTGTAAATAGCTTTTCGCTAATTTCTTGATATTTTTTTAGCGGACAGCTATTTTCTTGGGGGAAAACGTCTCCACTGGCAGATGCTCCCGACATTTATGCCGGTATCATCCAGCAGCAAAAAAAGAGCACCAGCCGCAGCCGGTGCTCTCAATTCAAAATAGGGTTGTCTGCCCATAATCCTCCGGGGCCTCAGAAGGAGGCTTTGCGGATCTGGGCTTGTAGATACGGGTTTGGGTCAAGACATCAATTTCGCAGAACAGGAAGCCCTTGCAGTGATTCAGCCGCCGCAGGGCCGGGCCTTCCAGCATCTCATCTTTATATCTGCAATAGGCCAGCTCGTCATCATTCAGGCAGGCGTTGCAGCAGTACCGGCAATATTGTTTCATCACGGTGCCTCCCAGAATCCAAAGGCCGCCGGAAGTCCCATCCAGTGTGTTACACGGCTGCCAGACCTCCCATCTGTGTTTTCTGGGTCGAGCAGGGCGTTCATTGTCGTTGCGCCGCTATCCCAGCCAACAGAGAAAATTTTCTGCTCTGTGTCATACATCGCGGGTGAAACATACTCTCCATAGCTCTCATCGGGATAAAATGGCGAGCACTCCAAATCCCACGTTATGACATTCACAAGGCATGGTACGAATATCTCATCTTCCTTGTCAGGTTCAGGAAGGCGCGTCTTGATGCTAACCCACTGTCCAGCAAGCTGCCCCTCTTCGTCACCGACTAAGAGGCCGACAGGAACTTTCAGTCCGGCCGCGAACTTGGACAGCATTTTGGTCGTCGGGTTAGCCCCACCATTCTCGTACAGGCTCACCGTCTGCTTGGTCACACCCATTCTTTGGGCAAGCTGAGTCTGCGTGATGTGAGCGTCTTTTCGTGCTGCACGAATTTTCTCTCCGATAGAATCAGACATCTTTCAGCTCCTCCACATAGCACCAGCTTTGGGGTGCGCGATAAATAGAGCACCCTTCAATTTTGCAAGTCGGTGGAATCATGTAGTGATAAGACGGTTCATAGTTTTCACAACGCCAATTTCCGCAAACACAATTTGATCTGCCCATTCCGAAAAAACCAAATCTTGAAAATTCATGAAGGTCTCTGGGCGTATCGTAAACCATCAGGTCAGAGATGTGCCACGCAAACAGCTCTGGCGCAGATTTTGCATAGGAGTTCAGTTCGGACTTTGGAATGCAGGATTTTTTGATATCCCGTATCTCTATTGCTATATCATCATTTCCGAATTCGTTTAGAGGTAGATAGCAATAATCAAAATTATCGTCGATTCCCATCCGCCGAATAGTGTCTATCTTGTAGCAGGTGAATTCGCCGATAACAAATCCATCCAGCCGCTGCCAGCCTTGAACAGGAACAGTCCGCAACCATCCTTCAGCGGTTTTTGCGCAGTAGATGTACACCTTGAACGGAGTTTCCAGCTTCGGTCGGGTCTTACGCACCTCAACGGTCTTTTCGCCGCTGAGAATCTTCTTGCACCATTCGGGCCGGATGCTCATCAACGCAGCTTTCACGCTCGCACCTCCAATCAGTAATACTTGATCTCCACCAGAGAGGTGGACACCAGCTCAAAGCGGCCATCTTCCAGAGGAATGCGGAGCAGCTGATACTCACGCTCGGCAGATAGCTTCGGGTCAGGAAGCAGCTCGCCAAAGTCCTCCACGGTGATGGTATACTTCGGATACCGCCGGGCTACTTGTGTTCCATCTTCAATGGCAGGAGAATAGACTGTGACGTGGTAACAGGGGTGGTCAGAAGTTTCGGTTTTAGTTTCAGTATCAGCAGATGTCGGACTGCAGGCCGTAGCCCAGAGCGTCAGGGCCAGCAGCACAACGGACACAGCGAAACAGGATAATCTCTTTTTCATCGGTCAGAACCTCCATTATTCGATCTTCTTGCCGCGGGAGATGGCGATGTCGCGGTCAATCTCCTCCAGAGTCCGCATTGCGCTTGCCTCCATTTCTGAGCTTTTCCTCCAGCTTATTCAGGTCGAAGCGGTCAAAACATCCATGCTGCACAAGAGCGTTCGCCGTGTGCGTCACACAGACCATACCGGCCAGCAAATCGGAATAGCTCTTGGCTTCCTTGGCGGTCTTACTCAAGATATTATTGAGTGCAATAAGCTCCAGCCCACTCAGCTTTACCACGGCGTATCCGGGGTCTTCCTTGGCATCATCGCGCACCTCCAGCGAATAGATTCTCATTGATCTCCCTCCTCATCGAACATACTAAGTTGGCCAGCAACGTTTTTATCTTCCATCCACCAGCGAAAAACATCCATTCCGGTTTGCCAGTCGCACGGCAAGCCTTTTGCTTTTCTGGCATCAAGCATTCTTTCAAACGCAGAAATGTACATTTTTTCGTAGGCGGGCCAGCGCATAAACTCGCGCTGTCTGCCCCCCCCCTACCAGCAATTGGACAGCCGATGCAGCCAACACGTTTTTGCCCTTCGCAATACAGCGGATTGATGGGCAAGTGTTCGCTGTGCGTGTAGTCCCACACATCATCGTCAGACCAGTCCACGATCGGATTGACGGTCATCTTGCCTTTGACGTTGCACGTTTCAAACAGCTTTCTCTTCTCGTCATTATCGCTCGTGAGGATAATGCGCTTCTCTTTGTCTTTGTGCATCAGCTCCATAACGCCGCGGCTGTTCTTGCGCCGGGAGGATTCAGCCCAGCGAACGCCTGTGGCAATAAATCTGTCGCGGCCAGTATTTTCTTTGAGAACAGCGCAGCAGTATCTCACAAGTCGCGTTGGCGGCATCATCTTCTGAGGAATCAGCGACCACATCGAGGTGGGCTTGCCCTTGTATCTGGGCTTTTCAATGGTGCAGTTGATACCGCGGCTTTCCATCTGCATGAACTGCTCCCTGATAAAATACACGGTTTCAGGGGCATCAGCCGTGGTGTGACTGTTCACGACCTCAAAATCAATGCCGGACCTTTCGGCCAGGGCAACCAGCACTTGGCTGTCTTTGCCGCCGCTATATGTAATAAGCAGTGGCTTCCCATACCTATGCAGGGATAGCCTTGCAGCATCCTGCAGCCTCGCAATCGCCATTTGTTCTTTGTCCACTTTTCAGCCTCCTATCATTTCGTTACGGGCGTTCCACAGCTTTACAGCCCGCCCCTGTGCAACAAAGGGCATATCGTGCCAGTCTTTCACCCAGACAGCACCGACTCTGGCCCCACAGCTGGAGCAGGCCACGCAATACTTGCCGCCCCTGAGCCTCAGGATTCTGGCAGAGCCTCCACAGAACGGGCACGGTTTCAATTCGGATTTTGCCATCGCTCAGCCTCCCACAACAGGAACCAGCAGAAACAGCAGGAAAAACAGCAGGGCCATCACGGACATTGCCGCAGCCATACGTCTGCCGTCTTTCTCCCGGATTGCATAGTTGGTATGTATTGCAGCCTTCAGCAGGCCAAGCATACACAGGTACACGCCGGCAGCGGCGAGAACCTTTTTCATGGTTTCCAGCAGCATCTTTGCACCTCCATCAGCTCACGGCCCAATACACAATCGCAAGGGCAAAAACGAGGGCAGCCAACGAAGAATACGCAGCAATCATCATTTTCCTGTCTCCCTCTGCAACGGCTTTCAGGGCAACAGCGACCATGCGTAAAAACAAGGTCAAAATAACAGCTGTTGCTACGATGGCCAGAACGCTCTGCGTGACTTCTTCCAGAATCATCTCACGCCCTCCGCTGCTCGATCATCTTCATGCACAACTCCCGGTAAACATCACGCTGTGCGCAAGCAGAGATAAACTCCCGCTCGTAAGAATGCCCCCCCTCAGAAGGAGCATCAGGCTGCGCAAGGCTCTTACGGCCATCAGAAAAGGCCTGCACAGCATTCTTGACAGGAACCGGGGCCGGGTCGGGAATGACAACAGGGCCAACAATATCAGCAGTGTCAGGAGCTTCTTTCGGCTTGGAAAGGTAGTTGTCAAGGCCCAGACTGACCATCAGGGCAAACTCGATGTCCTGCATCTCCTTATCGCACAGCTGGCCGATGTAGTCATTCAGCCGTAGCTTGTCCACAGTAAAAATCTGCTCACAGAGGGCAGTGGATTCCTGCAGCTTCCCAGCAGCATTGATGTGAACGTGGGTCTGCATGGGCTTCTTCTCCCGCGTGGTCAAATAGACGATCTCCAGAGTGGAGGAGTTTTTGTTGTTATGGTTGTTGCTCACAATGATGGCCGGGCGGCCAGCGTGCTGCTCGCTCCCAATCTCATTACCAGTAGGATAAACATAGTAGACCTCGCCACGATAAAACATACCGTTCATGTAAAAATCTCCCTTCAAAATTCAAGTGGTCCCTAACGCAGGGACGCTTATTTTTAGACGTTGACGCAATACCAGCCGATTTCTTCCAGCAGGGTGACAGCAACCGTGCTGTCAGGCAGCAGCTTTACGAAAAGCTCAGCTATGGCGTTTGCCTGCTCTTCGGTGCGGCAGAAAACTTCTTCGCCGTCTTGCCAGAAGTCGCAGGCATCAGATGGGGCCTTCGGCATCCCAGCTATCAAAATATCCAGAATATCCACAGAATCACCTCCAATCCGGTTCTGAGCGCATCTTGCCATCAGAGGCCAGCCACGCAATGTCACATCCAGTGAGAATAAACTGCATGGTCAGCTCGTGGTCGATGCGGTTTCCCAGCTTGCAATAAATGATCTCCATATCCTCTTCGGTAAAGGCTGTGCCCAGAAAAGCATTGATGGAAACCCGCATGGCATTGTGGAAGCGGTCATTTCGCCACTCCTGAGAATAGGGCTGCGTTTTGAAGGCCGCCCGTGACAGCCACTCCAGAACCTTGGCCGCAATGTCCTCGGGGGTTGCGCAGTTGGCCAGCAGGAAATATTGGTTTGTGCGCGGATGAGCAATAAACTCGTCTCGGCTGTTGATATAGCTGCCGGGGAAGGACACAAGCAGCTTCTTTCGGGCCTTCATGGTATCGCCGCAGTTGTCAAGCACTCTGCTCGCCTCCATTCTGGAGCATCCGGATCTGGGCCAGAACTTCGCGGGCGGCCCTTTTTCCATTCTCCGTGAGCTGCCGCTGCCATGCGCCCTGAGAAGGGCACCACTTGAAGGCGTGAGACTTCAGAATGGCCCGGATGTCAGGCTCAGGCTTTCCCTCAAAGATGAGCTGCACCCGCATGGTAGAGCTATTCTCGTGGTAAGTAATGCCGGGCAAGTCCTCCATGGCAACCGGCTGGGCGTTTTCCTGCACAGCGGCTTCCATTTCAGCAATGCGCTTTTCGATTTGCTGAATCTGCTTCCTGACGTTCCCAATCTGCCATGTGAGGTACGGCTTGCGGTCATTCCACTGCCGCATTCGGCCTTCGATTGCAGCCTTCTCCAGAGGGCCAATGTCCGGGCATCCATCGAGAGTGTCGTTCTCACGGTAGAACAGGTTGACGGCCTTCATATGCTCATGCTGGCCCTTGACGCGCTCTAGCTTCTTCCGCAGGGCGGTCAGAGCTTCAGGGTCGCGGCTATTGATGGGGGCATTGTGCCCATAGTCCCGAATATTATCCAGCAGCTCAGCAGCCTTATCGTAGTTGGCGAGGTTGGCCCGCCAAGCATCGTTCTGGCGTTCCTTCTTCTTCACAGGGAAGTTGGAGCCTCCGGCAATCAGGATACTTGGGCACCATGTACCAATCTCGTTGTCGCGGTTGATGTAAAAGGCCAGCGTCCGCTCGTACTTGTCGAGCATCCCATCCACCCGGTTCCGCTGGGCGGTGGTCTTGCACTGGGCCTTCACTTCCTCAGCAATGCGCCGCGCCTCATCCACCTGACGCTGGTACTCGGCGGTTGCAGAGCCGGGCACATACTCCCTGTCAGAGCGCATCTCGTGCGCTCGCCGGGCCATATCTTCGTTGATTTCATAGCTCATTGTTTATTACGACCTCCATTCACTTGCGGGAAGAACAGCCTCCCGATGTCCTTCTGCGGGATGTCCATCAGCTCACAGATTGCAGCAATCTGATCTCCACGCCAATGGGAATGGCCCCGCATCTTCATAGAGAATGCGCCTTCACTGATGCCAACGGCTTCAGCGACCTCCCTGTCATGGTATCCGTGCTCATGGAAAATGCCTCTCAGGGCAAAGTACGGAATATTGCGG